AGTATAAATCGCTGGTCGGGCTGGGCAGCTCGCTGGGGCTGGGCGTTTATGTGCTGATCTTCATGAGCGCAATTGGATCAATCGGCGGACACATCCAGGCATTGGGGTTGCCTTTCAACCTGTCAATCCTGGGGATCCGCTCCACTATCGAGACCCGACAATGACGCAGCTGCTGCCTACAGCATCGATTTGGGAACAATTTGCCGTTATTGGTGTGCTGGTCCTGGTTATTGTGATCCTGGGATACGGCGCCGAGAAGCTGTTCGAGAAAATCACGAAATGGCAGGTGGACCTGGATAAGCAACGGGCCGAAGAACAGGAAAAACAGCGCGTCTGGGAAGAGGCCAGGGAAGCGAAGCTTGACCGTGAGATGCGGGAGAGAAACTCGACCTGGCAGGAATTCTTCAAAAAGATCAACGATGACAACGTCAAAGCTATTAACCAGATGACCGCCATGTATGAGAAATTGGTTGATCCCATCAATTGTGTGCTGCAGGGCATGCAAAATCTCACCAACAAAGTCGAAAACCATGACCAGTTTGCAAGACACGGGCTGCAGGAGCTTAAAAAGACCAGGAGCTATCGGGAGAAAAATTCATGAGCTGCAAACGGTGTCTGACAGTCGCTTTTTTGATTATTCTGGTGATTCTGGGGGTCTTGATCTGGCGGGCCTGCGTAAGACCGCCCGAGCCGCCGCCGACAGCCACGCCGACGACCATTATTCAGCCAACGAGCACGCCAACGGCGATCCCGACGCTTAAATCGACTGCTACGAGCCCGCCGGAGCCGACCAGCACTCAAAAACCGACTGAAATTGTCATTCCCACTGCAACCAGACCAAAACCGACTGTAACGCCCGTCACTATGCCGACGGCGACAATCAACCCATGCTGGTGGAACTGTTATTTTGAGACAGTAATCTGCTATCCGAGATACCGATGGAACGTTTGTACGACGCCCAGAGAGCGGAACGAGCGGAGAGCTCGATGAGCGATCACATATTGCCCTGCCCGAACTGGTGTGTCACCACCCGCAATTTTGAGGAACATATCCAATATGCGAAAGCAAATGGTCTCTGCTGGCAGCCCGGCCAGGCCAATTGCGGCAAGGGTTACTATTACGGCGCGCTGGACAAAGCGCCTCCGTACATCCGGGCTGCCGAGGACATCCCCATCTGGGCGCCGATCAGCGGTAAGGCCAATCTGGAAAACCAGGGAGCGGTGGGCTATGGGCTGCACGTGCGCATCAAAAGCGACGATGGCCTGGAGCTTGATATCCTGGGGCATCTCAGCCGAACCACGATCTATGATGGCCAGTATGTGAAGCAGGGCGACCAGGTGGGTTGGATGGGCAGCACGGGCAATTCAACCGGGAAGCACGTTCATTGGGAAGTGCGCATCGGCGGAATGCCGGTTGATCCGGAGGGTTTGCTCAACCAAACGCAAACGGAGCCGGAGCCGGGGATTGCAATTGTCAGCGACAGCAGCTTCGACGACCTGAAAGATCAAAAACCGGCATTCTGCAGGGTGATCACCGCTCTGCTGCGCGTGCGGCCAGGACCTGATGATGATGACAGTCTGTATCCAATGATACGTTGGGCCAGGGCTGGTATGGTCCTTCCGGCGCTGTCCATGGTCCAGAACAGCCAGGGTGAACAGTGGATCATGGTTGGTTTTTATGAGTGGGTATGCTTCAAAAAGGGCAGCGATATTTATCTTGAGCGGGTGGACTGCCCAGGGGCGCCCGGAGGTTGATGGGGGTGCCTTATTCTACACCCCGCCCCTGTTCCTACCCTGGCTGCAGCGAGCTGGTTCGGAGCGGCAAATACTGCATGAAACATAAAGAAGCAGCTTCGATGATGAACACGTCTAAAGAGCGCAAAGAGCGCCAGCGATTGTATGGTCGAAAGGAATGGGAGCAGCGACGTCAGCTGCAGCTTGCGCGGGAGCCGTGGTGCGCAGAGTGTTTACTGTTGGATCGTTACACACCAGCAACAGATGTGCATCATGTCATCGACCACAGAGGCGACCCCCTGATCTTCGCGACCAGTCCGTTGCAGTCTTTGTGTCATGCGTGCCACACCAGAATGAAAATGAAAAAAGGTAGGGGGCATAAGAAAGATTTTGCTGGGGGTGCGCTGAGCAGTGGGGGCATCGGCGCGAAAAAAAGTCCCCTATCAGGACATTAAAAAGGGAGATAAGTGATGCCAACGCCTCCTAAACGCCTCGAAAACACCACAAAACATTGGACGAATCGTGAACGCGAAGCCCGATTGCGGGCGGAGATCGGCGTGCAGCGCGGCACGCGCGTTCAGATCCGGGCGCCAAAGTGGCTGAGCAGCGAGGCCCGCAAGATATTCGAGGCGACAAAAAAGAAGATCAAGAGTCTGGAGCTGCTGGACAACGTGGATGCTGACCTGCTGGCCGTTTACTGCGACGCCCAGGTCCACTATCAGGAGATGACCAGGCAGATCCATGCTGCAGAGAACGGCCAGCCGATTGATGATGAGATCATCAAACAAGCGCAGTCCTGGGCGCGGCTGATCAGCGCGTATGCGGAAAAATTAGGTCTGACGCCGAACGCGCGGGCGCGCCTGGCCAAGAAACGAGCAGAAAAAAGACCGCTTGACGAATTTGAGCAGCTGCTGGAAGAGGCGAATGATACGGACAACTGGCGGGAAGCATGAGGCGGACCTATATTTTGATAGCCATCTTTCTCGTGACAGGCGCTGCGATGTTTAGCCAGGCGCGCGCCGATCGGGCGGTCCGTTTCTTTGAGCTGCTCAAGCACACCAAGGGCCAATTCTCAGGGCAGCCATTTGTGCTGCTGCCCTGGCAGCGGCAGATCATCGAAGATGTTTACGGCACGCTAAAAGAGGATGGGACCCGCCAGTACAAACATGTCTATATTGAGCTGCCTAAGAAGCAGGGAAAAAGCTCGCTTGCAGCTGGCGCAGCACTCTATCATCTCTATGCTGACGGCGAGAGGCGAGGTGAGATCTATGGCTGCGCAGCTGATCGTGAGCAGGCGTCTTTGATTTTTGATGTTGCGGTTGATATGGTGATGCAGGAGCCAGCTCTGGCCAGACGTACCCGGATCACAAAATCGCAGAAGATCATCACGGACCGGGTGAGCGGGACTTTTTACCGCGTGGTGAGTGCAGAGGCTTTTACAAAGCATGGCCTGAATCTTTCTGCCTGTATTTTTGATGAGCTGCACGCCCAACCCAATCGTGATTTGTGGGATGTGATGACATTCGGCGCCGGTGACGCGCGCAGGCAGCCGATTTGGTGGATACTCACGACAGCTGGAGACGATCCCGATCGGGTGTCGGTGGGTTGGGAACAACACGAATACGCCAGCAAGGTCTTGGCGGGCGAAATCATCGACCCGACCTGGTATGCCGTCATCTACAACTATGACGGCGATGATATATATAATGAAGACAACTGGCGTCTCGCCAATCCCAGCCTGGGTGTGACAGTCCAGGTCGAAAGCATCCGCGAGGCTGCCGAGCGCGCAAAGAACAAACCGTCTGATGAGCGGCTCTTCCGGTGGTTGCGGCTAAATCAGTGGACAACGACAAAACTGACCACCTGGCTGCCGCTGGAGCTGTTTGACGCCACAAATGGGAACTGGAACCGGGCGGACCTGATCGACCGCGAATGCTATCTGGGGCTAGATCTGTCATCAACGACCGACCTGACGGCTCTGGCGACTGTCTTTCCACCGCAGGGCGAACAGCTTGATTGGCGGGTGTTCTGGGACTGCTGGATCCCGGCAGAAGGGATGAAAGAGCGGATCGAGCGCGACCATGTGCCCTATGACAAATGGGCAGCCGAGGGCTGGATCACACCCACCGAGGGCGACGTGGTCGATTACACCAAGATCCGGGATCGCATCCTGGAGATCGCCAAATTCCACAAGGTTCGAGAAGTATGTTCGGACCGGGCGTTTGCAGCGATGCTGATCCAGGAATTGGAGCAGGCGGGGTTGACCTGTGTGGACATCCCACAAACCTATCTGAGCATGACGAACCCCCTGAATGAGACAGAGCGATTGCTGCGGGAGAAGAAAATCAGCCATGAACCGAACCAGGCGGCGCGCTGGTGTTTTGGGAACGCCTCAATCGCTACAAATGGCAACGCGCAGATCAAGCTTGTAAAGGAACACAAGGGGAAATCCGTTGTGCGGACGCGCAGGATTGACCTGGTGAGCGCCTGGATCGACGCGATGGCCAGGGCGACGACTTACAGCGGCAACGTGGACCTCAGCGCTGCTATCATGAATGACGATTGGGGCATGTGATGGCCAATTTCTTCAGCAATTTTTTTCAAAGGTTTTTCAACCAGAGCCCTGATCCGGCGCCGGTGGACTTGCCAGAGCTGGTTGACATGCTGAATGCGCCGGTGTCCAGCGGACAAACCGTGACGCCGGAGACCAGCCGCAACGTTTCAACGGCTTATCGCTGTATCAACGTCTTATCGGATGATGTAGCCAAGTTGCCGCTGCAGACCTTTATCAGCCGCATCCCAGGGCAGATTGAACGAGTCAAACCTTCAGCGCAGGCTCAAAATATCGCCTGGCTGCTGGAAATCCAGCCAAACCGCTGGATGACGCCGTTCATCTTCAAGAAAATGGCGATTATGTGGCTGCTCACGCATGGGGCATCCTACATCTGGCAGCCGCCTCGCCAGGCCGGAAGGCAGCGCGAGCTATTTATCCTACCATCCGACCGGACAACTCCTCTTTTCGATACGGATGGGAACCTGTGGTATCGAACGACCTTCCACAGTGGGGCTCAGGAATACCTGCCAGACGTGGAGGTCATGAAGCTGCTGATCAATTCCACGGATGGGATCACCGGGCGGGGTGTGATCACATATGCCCGCGAGACATTGGGGCGCCAGCTCGGCGCTCATGAGACGCAGGGCCGTTTTTATTCCCAGGGTTTGAACCCCGGCGGGATCGTCTGGATTGCAGGAGACGCCAGCAAAGAAGCGCGGACTAAAATCCGCGATGCCTACAGCGAGACGATGTCCGGGTCGTCGAACGCTTACCGTTTGGCAGTTTTCGACCAGAAAATCACAAAGTTCGAACCGATCACGATGAAGCCGGTGGACGCCCAATTCCTTGAATCGATCCAGGAAAACGATGTCGAGATCGCCAACTTCTTCGGATTACCGCTTTATAAACTAAACTCGGGGAAACAGAGCTATCAGAGCAACGAACAGCAGAACCTGGATTATTTGAACACAACACTGGACCCTTACCTGGTCCAGTGGGAACAAGAAGCGGCCATCCGCTGGCTGACCGAAGAAGAGCAGAACTACACCTATTTGCGCTTCAATCGGGATGCGCTTTTACGGACGGACGCCAAGACGCGCGCTGAATACCTGGAGAAAAAGATCTTCAGCGGGCAGCTGACGCCAAACGAAGCTCGCCAGATCGAAGATCTTCCGGCTTACGCCAGAGGCGATCGGTTTTATATCCCCGCAAACATGATGTCAATTGCCCCATCGAGTGGGATTGGAGGTGAAAATGCCAGCGATTAAGGTCCATCACACCGCAACGGACACCGAATCTGATTGGGACGGGCCTGCCGAGGTGGCCGAAGCGCCTAACGACGCTAAAATCCTGCGTTATATGCACGCGTGGGAAGATGGCGAGGGGGACCCGGAGGCGAAATCGACTTATAAGTTCCCACATCATGCTGCAGGCGACGACACGCCTGCTAATATCAACGGCGTAAACAACGCCCTGGCGCGACTGCCCCAGGCGAACATTCCAGAAGCGGACCGGGCGGGCGTTGAAGCCCATCTGCGGGCGCACCGGGTTGACGCCGGATTGGAAGAAGAAGACAGCGTCATGGACCGGGTCCGCACCCATGCGCCAATCCGCTGTTTTGAAGGCGCCGCCAGGCCGCACGAGGCATTCTGGCGCTGGCGGAACGCAACCGAAAACAGCGTGGAAGCAGAGCCGGAAATGGAGCTGTATGGATACATATCCGAATACTCCTGGTTCGACGATGATATCACCCCAAAAATGTTCAAAGACGATCTGTATCGATTTGGCAACAGTGGCCCAATCACGATCCGCATGAACAGCTACGGTGGGGATGTCATAGCAGCCAGCGTTATGAAATCGATCCTGATCGATTATCCCGGAAAAGTAACCGTGAAGATTGACGGGCTGGCGGCGTCAGCCGCCACCATCGTGGCAATCGCTGGAGACCTGGTCAAGATCCAGGAATCGGCCTACTTCATGATCCACGATCCGCTGGTGGCTTTTTTGTTTGCGGTTTTGAACGTCGAAGACCTTTCCAGGCTGCTGGATGAGTTGAAGACCGCAAAGGCGGGGATCATCGACGGCTATCAGACCAAAACAGGACTTTCCCGGGAGCGTCTGGCCAGGATGATGACCGACGAGACCTGGATGACAGGCCGTGAAGCCGTCAATTTAGGCTTCGCCGACGAGCTCGTCACGGCCAAAGACAAAGCGACCAAGGCTGTCAAAGCCGAAGTCCGCAACGCAGCCATCATCAACGCTTTGCATACCTTTCGGAATGTACCGGCTGATCTACTTAAAAAGCTGAGACAGACGGATGTTCAAACCCAATTGGCGGCGGAGCGCCTGCGCGCCGAAGTCAAACTATTAGTAAAGGAGTAAAGGAGTAAACCAATGAACCTGAAAAAGTATTTAGACGCCGTGAACGCGGCAGAGGCGCGGGTGCAGGAGATCGCCGCGCAAATCAATACCCATTTCGAGGCGGGCGAAACCGAGAAGGCGCTCGAGCTGCGCCCCGAGCTGGACAAAGCCAAGGCTGAAGCAAAAGCGGCCAGCGAGCTCTATCTCTCGATGCTCAACGCCACGACCGGCGGAGAAGACCCCGCCCGGCGTTTTGTGCCAGCCGGCGGCGAGCGTGAACCGCAGCAGACCGCTGATCTGCGCGCTTCTCCCGAGTACACCGCGGCCTTTATCGACGCTATTCGGTCGGGAGCGACACCCAAAAGCGGCCCGAACGGGCGGATGAGCGCCGAGCGCTATGGGCTGCTGATCAACGCTCTGACCGAAACAGGCGGCAGCCCGACTGGCGAGCAAGGCGGCTTTCTGCTGCCGATCGAGTTCGACAATATGATCCATGAGCGCATGCTCCAGTTCATTGATCTTGCAGATCCACGCTACTTCAACGTTGAAGACGTCCAGGCCTATTCGGGCTGGAGAGCTGTAGAGACCGGCACTGCCGAGCTCCCGTTTAGCTCTCTGACGGAATTGAACGTTTTGGCCGATGGCGCTGAGACCGAATCCCCAGAATTCACCAAGGTCGATTACACCGTGGTGGATTACGGCGGTTTCCTGCGGGTTTCAAACAGCCTGCTAGCCGACACCCCGGTCAACATCATGCGCTACATTTCACGCTGGTTCGGGAAGAAAGTCGTCCTGACCAACAACAGCCTGATCCTGGGTGAAGTAAATAAACTATCACCAGAAGCGGTTTCGGATTACACCGAGCTGCTGGCCGCATTGAAGACGGCGCTGAACAAGACCCTGGACCCGGCGATCGCCGCTCGGTCGGTGATCTTCACCAACCAGTCCGGCTTTGATTTGATGGACCAGCTCGACGACGGGACCGGCCGCCCGCTCCTGCAACCTGATCCCAGCAATGAGACGCGCCGGCGCGCGCTCGGTCGTGAAGTTGTCGTGCTTTCGGACGCTCATTGGCCAAACTTGTCTACCCCTGATCGCGCCAGAATCGCAATCGGGGATGGGACGGAGTTCCTGACTTTCTTCCGACGGGCGCCGTTTGAGATGGCCTCGACCAACATCGGCGGCAGCGCCTGGCGCTCCTACTCAAGTGAAGTGCGCGGCATCCTGCGAGCAGACGTGGCCACGATGGATGACGAAGCTATGGCTCTGCTGGCTGTCCAGCTGCCCGAATAAGGAGGTGTGCTGTGGGTATTCCTGTGACTAAAAACCGAATGCGGGATGGCGGCGACACCTGGGAGATCGAAGGCGAGCTGGTCATCACGGAACACGGCACTTTAACCGCCGAATCCGGCGCCACAATTGAAGGCATTGACGGCGCAGCAACCTTCGCCTCGGAAGCGGAGGCGAAAACTGGAACGGAAGCGGCCAAAAATATCTCCCCAAAGACATTGCAAGATGTCCTGAAGGATGATAAAGCGACGATCAGCACGGCTGCTTTGGGCACAGTACGCCTGATCCATGGCCAGCTCACGGCAAGCCATGCGCACATCTCGGGCGGCAACCTGGTTGGCGTGCGTGGGCTGGTCACTCTTTCCGGGGAAATCGACGCTGGCGGAGCGTATCTTTATGGGGCCCAGGGCAAGCTGGCGATCACAGGCAAGATGAACCATGAAGATTCGCGCTTGTGCGGAATGCTGGCCCAGCTGGACACCAATGGCGCCACCCTGACCAA